TTATGATTTTGAAAGCATCCCGATCAACGATTGCCGTTGTTTCGATGTTAAGCAGCTAACTAGTTTTTTCATGCACTCGCGCTCTGTTTCAGCACTTTCCGGCTCTAAGTAATGGGAAAATTTCAGGTCTATCCTGAATGGTTGTGTGGGGCATTGGGCACTACGACAAACAGCGATGACCTCGACACACTGTCGGTGTAATCTTTTAACCTCTAATACCCTTGCCACTTTGTTGCAACATGGGCATATCACCATTTTACTAATACCTTGCTTATCCCTGAAAATTTCCCGATCCAGAATATCTAATACCCATCGCCTAAATTCTTTTGCTACTGGCGTTCTGGCGAACATAGCCAGCAGGTGAGCACCACGTAGTGAAAATATGCGCACTTTTTTTCTGTAGTTCCCTGAGGTCACTGATTCAATGACCTGAGACATACCCTGTGAAAACTCATCTGAATTCTGGTTATACAGGTTGGTAATAGATTTCACATTGGCGTACTGAAGCGCTCTAGCCAGATCTGAAGCCATAAACCATATCTGACCGTTTCTTCTGGTAGGGGTGAATGCTGTTTCGTGGAATACCAGTTCCGTTTTTGCTACATTGTGCATGTCTATTTCCTTGTGGGGACTTGGACAAAACCGAAGCCCTGACTGTTCGTGCAGTTGGGGCTTCACTATTTTTAATATCCGACAATTGAATGACTCCACGGTGGAGTCACTTGCAATGTAGCCCCACGGTAGTATTATGTCAATACTAATCCCGTTGAGGTAAAGAGATGTCTAGAACAAGCCCCGTGTTCAATTTGCGAATGCCGCCTGAACTGAAAGAGCAGATCACTGCTTTAGCGGAAAAAAACAAGCGTTCAATCAATGCAGAGATCGTCGCCGCAGTTGAGCTATCACTAGCTGTGAATGGCGGAACGGTAGAACCAACTGACTCTGGTTTACCAGGCGGTTTTGGTCATTTGCTTAAATTTTACAAAGCTGAAGAACTTGAGAAATTAGTTAATGATATTTCGATGGCTGCCGCCGAAAGGGCGATTAAAAAATTGTCAGGCAACCCCGAAAAGTAAGGCTATATTTTTTCAGTTTCTGCATTAAGCTAATCACCTCTGAAACCCGCGCCAGTTCTGGCTTTGCGGGTTTTTCTTTTCTTGCATCCATTCGCCACTTTTGATCCTCCCACCTCACGTAAAATAAAAAATCCCTTTTAATATCTTGCCTTTATGTTTTTCACCCGATCCTTTTTAGATCCTCAAAACTGAAAAAACCTGAAATCCGTTTCAATCTTTTCAGTTTGAGACCTTCACCAGAACCCCAGCAGCGGCGCGGGCTGGCGTACCCGTTTGTAGAAAAATAAAACTGAAAAATGTTTATGATCCGAAAACCGCAGGCGGGTGCGGTGTAGCGCCGATTTTGTCATGCGGGCGTTCATTTTGTGCGGGCGCTGGTTGCGCCTGCGTGGCGTGGTGAAGCGATCTATTTTGATGTGACGTGCGGCATATCTTGGATATGTCTCGCCATATGGCGTGTTTTAGGCGGGTTTACGCGGACACAAAAAAGCCCGCCCGCGGCGGGCTGGCTTACGTGGTGCCGATTATCCTATCACCGGCCTGTATTTCGTCTGCAATGCACCTGAGCGGGTGCCGGTTGCCGCGATAGCGGAGGCGTTAAGCGGCGTGCCGGTGTTCGTATGGGTATGTGCGGCCGTTTGCGCTGCCAGCTCCTGCACCACGTCCAGCGTGTCTAACATCAGTTGCATAACGTTAATCTGCTGGCTACCGACCCACACAACAGGCGCGATAATATCCTGCCGCGTGCCGGCTATGCTGCTGCGGATTTGCCCGATTTTCTCCATCAGGCTCTGGCCAATGTCTATCGTTGCCGATTTGCCGATGCTGGCCACATAGCCCGCCTGCGTCGCCAGGCTGTAATCCCCTTGCGCGATTTGCACAATCGCACCGGCCAGCAACGTGGCCGTGCCTAACACGCGGGTTTTATCCGTCGCCTGTATCGTGGTTTCCCTGGTCACGATGGTGCGTTGCTCATCGTCAGCCGTCACGATACGGTGCATAGAGGATTCATTGATCGCCTGGTCGGTCTGCCGTACCCAGTCCCCCGCCACCGTCACGCGCTGCGATACCTCCGCCCGCTGCTGCTGTAGCTGTTCGCCTGGCTTAACATCCGGCAGGCTGTTCCCCTGTGCCAGCGTCTGCCGCACAAACGGCTTATCAGGACGTCCCTCAGTAAACCCGATTTCTACCAGCGTGCCCGCAGGCGGAAACTGAAACATGCCTGATTCACCGCCCGCCATCGGCACCGGCAGCGGCACAGCGGGATAAATAGGCGTGTCTTTGGCAGGATTGCCGTCAGCGTCCAGCAGTTGCACATCGACGGCATAGCGCGGACGAAACGGATCGGCAATATCGCCGCTAGTGACCGATTCGGCGGGCGCTTCCACGCGGGCAAATTTCGGCAGATGCAGCCCAGCGGATAGCTCAGGGTATGCCGCATCAATCTGGCGCTGTGCGGGGGTTGTCGATACCCGCTTGCCGGTTGCCACGCTGACGGGCTCCCACGCGATGGCCATATCGTCATTTTCCAGCCTGACCGATTTCAGGCGCTGGCCATTTACCATTACACCAGGGCGGACCGACTGGATAAGCGGCAGTGTCATGCTATTGCCCGCCGCCTGGCTTTTACTGAATTCGGCGGGAATATCGACGGGCTTTTCAGCAAACATCGAGTGCGCCCAGCTCCCCACGTATAGCCCGCCATCCGGTAACGGTTGCCAGATATAATCGTCGATACCGAACGCCGCGCCGATGTTGGCCAGCAACTGATAACCGGTGCCGCTGTGCGTGAAATGGGGGATCGGCGTCGTCACATACGGCGCATCCGGCAGATGCACCGTTAGCCCGCTGTTTTCTTCCAACCAGGCAGCAAGCTGTTTTAACGTAGGATGCTGAAACGAGCACGGCCACATCCGTTCGAATACGCCCGCCAATTCACGCACAAACAGCCGCTGATAGCCGTTCTCTGCCGGTTGAGTCCGCTCAACGTAACCCGTGAACCAGCGCAACAGATAATCGGTGTAGCCCACCTCCAGCCGCACCAGTTTGCCGGTGTAATCCGTGTCGGTTTCTGCCGTGATGAAGCCACGCCCGCAGGCATTCAGCTCCAGCACCATATTAACGCTGACCAGATGAACATCATCACCGGACAGCATCAGCCGTTTAACGGGTTTCATCCTTCGCTACCCCCTAACGAATCATTGACCGGTTTCAGCACGGTGCGTTCAAACCAGCTTAATTGCTCGTCGCTTTCTGCCGCTGAACCGCTGCCACCTTTAGCGCCTGGCGTTTGTTTTTTGGCGTCGGTTTTACTACCGGCGCGGGCATCGCGCTTTTCCGCCACGCTGACATGCTCACGCAGGGTAAACGTGACCAACCACGCCTGTTTGCCGTCCTGTTTAGGGGCATCAATCGAACCGGTGAACGTGGCCAGCCGGAAGTTAATCGCCTGTGCCGTGTGGTTTGCCACACGATAGCGTTTCAGCTTGCCGCCCTCTTTTGCCTCGGCCAGCGCCCACAGCCGCGTTAAGACTTTCGCCTCGGTAAACGGAATAATGCCGGACACGCGCAGTTCTTTGGGCTTAATGCCCTGCTCGGCGTTGGTTGTACTCGACGTTTGGCCAGACTGATCTTGATCCTGAAACTGCATAGACGGGGTAACGGTGAGGCTTTTTAGCGGAATAGCTTCGCCATCAAGGGCGAGTGTAATTATCTGGCTCATGGATCATGCCTTCCAGTGCATCCAGTGAATCCCCGACAAACATCATCGCTGCCGTGTACACGGCAGACGGCTGCGGGATATTTTTCACCAGTTCAGCCGCGATCACGCTGCTGTGTCCTTTTCCTGTAAACACCCAGGCGCGGGCGCTTCCCTGCTGTAGTGCGTTTAAGCCCTGACTGATTGTCGCCAGCATCGTGCCTCTTTCTGCGGCAAAGCTGGCCAACTGGCTTTTGATGCCGTCAGCGCTGGCCGACACCGCCGCTTCTGTCTGTGCTTCAGCAATTCGCTGGGCGTTCAGCGCCTGACGGCTGGTTGGCACTGACAGCGGCACCGATGCGGGCAGCGCCTGGCTTTTGGCCGGCAACTGCATTTTTACCCTGTCCAAATCTGCCGCTGCGCTGGCCAGGCGGGCAACCTGCGTAAAAGCCGGTGCAGGAAATACGCGGGTCAGTCGCTCCAGTTGCTGCATAAAATCCGCCTGCGCGGTGCCGCTGACCATGAACACCGTAATGGCGGTTTCACCGGCCGCGGCCTGCAACCGGCTGGCCAAATATGCCACCGCGTTGGCGGGGCTGAGATAGTTCCCTGCCCCCGCTTTCTGACCAACGCCGTACACCCACGGATGCACCGGCACGATAGCGCAGTGGATTGCGGCCATGTTGGCAGGAAAACGGATGTCAGCGACTCGCCACATTACTTAGGTGCCTCTGGCCAGTCGATATTGCTCGCGGTCACGTCAACGCGATTCAGTAACACGCGGTATTTTTGCCACGCCGTCAGTTGCTCGGCTTCTGCGTCCGTCGCCATGCCCAGCGCAACCGCATCAGACAGCGTAGCAATGCGGGTATTTGCCGCACTCAGGCGCACCGTCAGTTCGTTTTGTGCGGTTTTTATCTCGGCGACCGCCTTTGCTGCCTTGTCGATCAGCCACTTTTTCCCGTTCCACACGTCGAATTCGGTAGCCGGTTTCAGCAGCGTGACGTTATCAGGCAATTCGCCGAACTGCGTAACTGTCTGCGGCTGACGTGTTTCTGTGCTGTAAACTGTCTGCCCGCGATAGTCCGGCACCTGCTCCCATGCTTTACCGTCAGCGCTGCGATGCAGAGCTTTGCCGACTGGCGGCAATTCGGGTTCGTCTGCGTAGCTGTCAGCAGGCAGACCAACGCCCTGCATGACGTATTCATAGCTGGCGCTCTGGTATTCCTGCGTTGCTGAATTAACGTGATAAACGGTAATCCAGCCGGAATTGATTGCCAGCCCGTTATCGTCCAGTTCTGCGTTAGTGATTTGTGTTGAATAGTTGTTCATTATGCGGCTCTCACGATGTAGTTAAAGGCGATATTGCGCGGGCGGTTTTCGTTGGCTGTAGGGATGACGCGTGACGCATCAAATGAGACATCAGAGTGATAAACGCCAACAAAATTCCCGCTAATTCCTGCCCCCGAACGATTTGAATATGAAAATGCACCAGATGGTACATAGTTCTGTCTATCAACAACCTGAAATTCACCTGTTATGTTCCTTATTGCGTCGCTCTGCGCTGACAGCAGCCCACGCCCAGTATCAACACCGCGCCCATCATCCCATCCGCGAACGAATTCGCCGCGCAGGTCTGGCAGCACGCCGGACGGATATGCAGCAGCTAATTGCGGATATGTCGATTTATTGAATGACTGACCGTTGCACTTTATCCAGCCAGATGGGGGAGTTGCTGATGGATATGGAACAGGAGCACCGACAGGAAAATCGCTGGGTAGATTAATATCTGTCGTACCATCGAATGCCACGCCGTTAATTTTGCGAGGGGTCGCCAATTTAGTCGCCGCCGCCGCAGTTCCATCCGCTGGCAACGCTGCATTCGCTTTTGCCTGCGCGTTAGTTGCAATAGAGTGAGCCGTAAAAAGCTGCTGCGCTGTCGCAGCAATAGTTCTGCTATTAGTGTTAATTGACGAGCTCAACGCCACCACACCCGCGACGTCATATGATGCCGCGGGAACGTTTTTAATCTGTGACCAGTCAGAATCAACGCTAATATCTGCCGTACCGTCAAATGCCACGCCGTTGATTTTTCGGGCTGTAGCAAGCTTAGTCGCCGCAGCCGCAGTGCCACCCGCAGTCAGCGCACCAACGTCACCAGCAGTGAGCACGATATCTGCCGACAGCGCTTTGCCGTTAACGGTACGGCCAGACGGCACACGTCCATTGGCATTGGTATTCGCGTTAGTCGCTGCCGTAGCGGCATTATTCGCGGCGGTGGTTGCTGCGGTGACGCGTGTGTCAGTTTCTACTTTGGTGTATGCCCCCACATCCCCTGCACCCAGCGCGATATCTGCCGACAGCGCTTTACCGTTGACGGTACGCCCGGACGGCACGCGGCCATTAGCGTTCGTATTGGCGTTAGCCGCTGCCGTAGCGGCCGTGTTCGCGGCAGTGGTGGCGACAGAAACAGCCGTATCGGTTTCCAGTTTGGTATACGCCCCCACATCGGCGGCAGTGAGGGCGATATCTGCTGTCAGTTCTTTACCGTTCACTTTCCGTGCAGACGGCACGCGGCCATTGGCGTTGGTATTCGCGTTAGCTGCTGCGGTGGCGGCATTGTTGGCAGCAGTAACGGCCGCTTTCACCGCTTTAGGGGTTGCGGCCAGTAGCTCACTGTCGCTGTTCATCGCGTTGCTAAGTTGCACGAATCCCTTTGCGTTTAACGTGCCGTCAGGGTGTTTGCGGCTTTTTTCATGTGCATTGATAGCATCATCAACATAGCCCCGCGTTGCTAGCACGACTGCCGGATCGATTTTCAACGTCACCGCGTCAGTGCTGCTGACAATCAGGATCATACGCACGGTCTGAATACGACCGCTTCCCTCTTGTAGTAATGGTTTGTACGTCTCGGCGCAGTTCCCTATTGCGACCAGATCGCCGTCAGCGTCAAACAGGCCGATTTCACGTATCCAGAATCCGCCTTCATTTTCTGGAATGACTTGTTCCGCAATAATCTGATTGGTATTTACTGGATCAACGCTCAGTGTATTGATGCCCGCCCGTCGCTTTTCATTAATCAGGGCGGTTTGTGCTGGGTTCGGTGTTGGAAGCGTGCCGCCGCCATCGCCCACAGCCATATGCGTGATATCAAGATGTGAACCTAGCACGGTGGCGTTTGCCAGCTTGGCTGCACCAATATTCGTTAGTAAGACAAAGTATTTCGTACTCATTGGGTTACTCTCATCGTATCAATCAGGTGAACGCCCGCGCCGACGACATCTAATCCGCTAGCGGTAATGGTTTCAGGGAAGTAGGGGTAAACAGTAAGCGTGTCGCCGCTGTAGCTAGTGGCCGCAACATAGGCTGCGCCCTGTGTGTCGAGGTTGATATTCAGCCCCAACAGGTGCCGACTGGCGGGTTTGGCGTCGGCAATCAGCCGCTCAAGCTCGTTAAAGACCTCTTCGGTGATGCCGCTATCCTGCACGCCAATATCTAACCGAAAGGTGCCGGGCGCTTCGCCGTTCTGCCACCATTCGATGATGCGAATCAGATAACCAAACGGCTCAACCACGCGACGCAGTGCGCCGATGGTGCCTTTGTGGCGATGAATAAAGTAGGCATCCTTTATAGCTTGACGCTTAATGACTTCCGGCCATTTTTCATCCCAGCGATCAACTGAGAATGCCCATGCGAGGTAGGGCAGCAGCTTTAACGGGCAGGCATCAGGATTGCACAACTGGCGCAGCGGGATTGGCGTGCGGGATAATGCTGCGCAGGCTTTTGCGGCGGCAATTTCCAACTCAGACGAACCGACGGGTAACAGGCTGTTATTCATCTGATCCCCCGATATTCAGCACCCAGTTAGCGCAGTAAGACGCCTGGCTTTTATCCAGCACGATATCGGCGGCAGGACTTTCCAGATCAACACGTTGTACACCTTCAACATGGAGTGCAGCGAAGATTGCAGAGCGGCGGATATCACGGCCTAACCGATGCTGTGCGGTGATATACGTCTGCAAGCGGGCTTCTGCGGCGATGCGGATAGGTTCGGCTTCTGGCCCAGGATAGACATACAACGTTGCGGCAATTTCATAAGGGATGATGACGGCGGATTGAACGGTTACACGGTCTGCAACCGGCCGCACGTTCTCGGCGTTCAGTGCAGCATCAACGGCTTGCAATAATTCATCACTGGTGCTGCCATTTCCTTCACGCGACAGCACGGTGACCGTGACGGCGGCAGGGCTGGGGCTGACTGCGCTGGCGTCAGCGACTCGCCCATCGGCACTACGGGCATGAAATTCATAGGCTGCGGTTGGCCCCGCAACACTCAGCCCCTCAAATGCCTGTTGCGTACGGGTACGCAGATCGGCATCAGACTCCATGACTGCTTCAATGGGGGGGATCGCTTCTGTATCTTCCGCGGTGATAACCAAACGCTGCACGTTAACGTTGGCAGCAAGCTGATCAAGATCGGTTCCTGCTGCGTAGGCCAGCATGGTGGCGCTGGCCGCTTCGTTAACCCGCTGACGCAATAACAACTCATGATAGACAGATAGTTGCAGCAACTTGGTTAACGGCTCGGATTCCAATGACAGCGTGCGCGTGATGGCATCCCGTTGTTCTATGGGAAACAGGGCAATAAACATCGCTTTGCGTTCCGCGTACAACGTTTCGTAATCCAGTGTCTCAACGACATCAGGCGCAGGCAGCAGCGATAAATCAATCAATCCGCTCATCGTGCCCCCTGTAGTGAAATCGTGGCGCTAAATGCCGCCAGATTATCTGTGCGCTGCGCCTGAAGCGTAACGGCAACGAGTCCGGCACCATGGGTTTTCAGCGTAATTTTTGTTGGGGTAATGCGCGGCTCCCAACGCATTAATGCGCTGTAGATGGCTGACGTTATCTTTAGCTTTATTGCAGGCTCTTGAGGTTCGTCAATCAGAGAAAAAAGTTGTGAACCGTAGCTGCGCCGCATCAGGCGACTACCGACAGGGGTGATTAAAATATCGCGTACTGACTGGCTGATATGCTCATCATCAGTAATCGCGCGACCAGTACTGGCATTCATGCCGATATATTTTTCATTGCTCATTGCGGGCCGTCCGTGTTGCTACCGCCGCGCTGTATGCCGCCGTGGGTATGACTGTCTACAACCACGCCGTTTGATGACATTTGGCCGCCGGTGTGAGTGATATCACCCTGCATCGTGCCGCCTTTTTCTACGTTGAGCGTTTGCGTGCTGAGATGCTGGGTGCAAATCACTTTCGGGGTATCCAGCGTGATAGATTCAGCCGCTTCCACGATCACCTTTTTGACGCCTTTAACGGTCATCGTTGAGGTGTTGGCATCATACGTTTCGCTGGCACCATCGGGATAAACAGTGGTGTGTACCTTTGGTGTGCTGCTGGGCGCACTGTGCTGGTTGGAATACAGGCTTAATACGATCACAGCTGTTTCCAGATCGCCGCCTGGTGAGGCCATAAGAACCTGCTCACCTACAGACAGCGGCCACCACGTCTGGGCATCACCCGCACGCTGCACACACCAACGTATCCATCCCGTGGTATTGCCGCCGGTTACCACTCGCGCCAAATGACGAACGTGATCGACGTCAACAACCGTACCGATACGGATCAGGTTATTCAGGAGACGGTCAAACTCATTTGAGTTCATGGCTGGCGCTCGGTAATTAATTCATAGCGCCAGTTTCATGTGTCGCGCGCGGGCGCACAACGAAAGGGGGTTGTAGGAGGGCGGTAACAACTAATCAGGCTGAATGAAGTCCGTAATTTCACTGGCCACCCAGTCCAGATCAGAGGGCGTTAAGCCCAGTAACTCACGAATGGGGTAACGCACGGACGAGCGCCCTATTTTGTCAGTCTCGCCGAACTGGTGAGCATGGGCGACGCGGGCTGCATGACCACTGAAACCAACAGCCGCGCTATTGGGTGATGTGTCGATGCGTAAAAAGCGCACAGTGCGCAACTTGCGGAACATTTTTTCTTTACGTGCCGATGTAGTAGAGACGCTATTTACGTTAATGCTGAGGTAACTATAAATATCTGCACGCAGGAACGAGCGTAACCCGTATCGACCGGTATCAAAGCCGGTAATCATCCGTTCTCCACTACGACTTTTACTGCTGTGCCAATTACGTAACTCTCGGATCTCACCTTTCCACAGAAACCGGACACCGCCTTGTGTGCGGCGCGTTTTCTTTTTACGCCCTTCGTAAGATGAGCCATCGGGATTCTTTTGCTGTGCAATCCGTTGTTGCTGACGCTTACGCAGCCCCGTAGCAATCTGTCGTGATAAGCGACGGCGTTGATTAGCGGCCAGATGCTCGACAACAGATTGCAGATACCCATCTAACTCCTGAAACAGTGCATCGTTCTGGCTCATTGCTAACCTGCCGTCGAGTCATGAATAACGGTGTTGGCCATCTCGTCTTTTACCAGTAATCCCCATGCGTCTTGCCCTTCCATCGGATCAGGTGGCGGGTCAGCCCGATGACGAACATTGATTTCGCCAGCCTCATTACGGGTGACAATCACCGCCTCATCAGCCTGAATGCGGATTAACAAATCGGCAGTGCTGTTACTCAGCAAATCGGCTTCGAACGTAATACCCGTTTTACGCCGTTCTGGGTTGAGTAATAAATCTGGCTGATAGATTCGCGCCCACATCAGTATTGGCACCATCAGCGTGTCGATAGAATGCGGGTAGTCCATTGCCAGCACTTCCAGCGTGTAACGATATTCAAAGGAGGCAGAACGCGCACCGGTACTGATTGCATTCCCTTTCTGTACATAGACGACCAGTTGATCGGGGTTTTCCCGCAGCCATGGCACCTGTTCGCTAATGGTTTTTCTCAGCAGTTCCGCTTTTAGCATGTTGTTGCTCTCTCTGTTGTTCAGCCTGGCGAATGAGCGCTTTATCGTTGTTGGCACTCTCCAGCGCGGCCAGCAGCAGGCTATTCCAGTTAACAGACTGCCCGTAGGTCAGACGGTTATTGACTACTGCGCTCGGTGGCATCGGTATTGCTGTTGGTGTGGTTAGGTTCGCTGGCAGAGGAACGCAGGCCATCGGAACGTAAACGGTTCGCGTAGTCGAGCAACGACACAGCAGCACCATCAGGCACAAACTCATCAGCGCAGACCTGACCGGCAAGTGCCTGATTAATGGTCTGACTACGTGTATCGGCATCTTGTTGTATCTGACGTTTATCATGCTCAGCCTCGCGTGACAGCGTGTTGAATATCTGGAATGTCCGTTGCTGATTATTGATAACGCGCTCGGTGCTATCCCGTTCTGCGAGTAATACAGCATTGTTTTCCGACAGTGTGGCAATGCGTCGATGCTGTAATACGCCGATGATTGCCAGGCATAACAACGACACACCGATAATCAAACGCCAGTTCATGCAGGATAGTCCTGCTGGGATAACTGAAAGTGCGGACCATCTTTAAAAGTTTTCCAGTCACCTCCCCATTCAAGTGGTACGCCTAACTCATCCGCAGCACGCTTCATTGCCTCAGCCAACGGGTAAAAATATTTCCAGTCCCAACTTACCTTCCCATCAGGCAGCGGCACGATATCGATCGCATGCCCAGTAAGATGACGGCTGTTCATTGTGGTACTCGCGCCACTGTTAACCAACTGGCGCTGACGTTCTTTGGTTCGCAGCCCTTCAATGACCCGAAAGTCGATTGTTGTTAGCTCCAATGCGCGGCGGGCAACCCGTACTAAATCGCAATGAACACCAATAAGATTTTTTTCGCTAACAGAACCAAATATAAACATAATCAGCTACTCCCTGTTTTACGCTTTAACATGCCCACGGCAATTCCACGTAGCTGATCGGTGCCAATAAATCCGACCATTCCACCTAAGAACGGCGTCAAGCTGACAGGCAAGCCGAAATAATCCAGTAGGCCAGAAATGGTTAATGCTAACGCACCGCAAATGACGCCCTCAGCCCATTTGTTTTTACGCTCACCACCGTCATAAATCAGGCGAGCATAGGCAATAAGCCCCGCCAATAACGCAGCGTAAATCGTGGGCCATGCGGACTTAAGTCCGGCCAATACTGACGCCCATACATCAGGATCTTTATCACTCATTCTCATTGTCCGTTACCCTCATTCGGGTGTTAATGTTCAGTCCCATAACTGTATGATTTCCTGTTGTGTTGCTGGGGTAACATCAGGCAGCGTGACCAGCAGGCCAGCCGGTAACAGTGGCCCACGCTCACATAGTCCCGGATTTGCCGCGTAAACCCCTTCGGTTACACCGTCTGTTCTGCCGTAATAACGCCAGCACAGCAGATCGACGGTGTCATTTTGCTGCGTACGAACGTCCATCAGACCAACTCAGCCAGACCACGATTAACGCCGAGGATGTCGCGTATTGCCCAGCGGCTGTCGCGCCACAGCGTGTCAATCTGTGAACTCAACGCCTCTGCGTGCTTTTCCCCTTCGCGCGTGGTGTCGATATCGCGATAGCCCTCGATCAACAACGCCTTGGTGATGGAGTACACCGCACGGCGGTAGCGCCAGACCAAAACGGACTCGCCATTGATCTGGTCGATTTCGCCAGCGTCATCGGGTTTAACATCCGACAGAACAGCAAAACCACGTTGCTCCTGGCTGCTTCGCCACTCTGCCAACTGTCCGTTAACGTGCGCTACTGCTTCGATGGCCTTGTCCATCAGGCGATCCGTTGTCACCTGACCATCGAGACGCATCGCACGACGCAGAGCGGACAGGACAATCACCGGCCAAAATGCATGGCTCGTCACTTTCGCATCACCATCGTTGATGGTGTCCTGTGTGGCCGGCCTTACCGGCTCTGTTGCAATCAGGCTCATAGCACTACCTCAAAAGACAGGCGGTGGACGACGCAACACGACACAATAAATTGCCCGTATTACGCCGTGCCGCCTGGTGCGCGGGGGCACGTTTGGTTACGACGCGCTTTTTCGGGCGCGTGGTGTCGTAGTTCGTGATGCTTTCGCCGCCGTCGATTTACGCGGCGCTCTCGTTGCTTTGGCTGCGGGTTTGTCGGCTGGCTTATCCGCAGGCGGTGGTGCATCTGTGTTTTCTTCCTCTGGCTCAGTTGCTTTCTTGATCGCCCGCCCCAGTAGCTCTATGTCGCGTTTAACCCCGATGCCATCAAACAACGTGACAGCGCGTTGCAACCAGTCACGCGCGGCGCTCAGTTCGTTAGCATCTAGGCGCAGGGTGTAGCCCAACGTCTTGTAAAGTTTGGCGCGCACCTGATCCGGCATGTCTTCGCTAGCGGTAAGCCGTTCCAATTGCAACAGCAGGTCAGCAGCCAGAGGCGCAACGCTAACATCGGCTTTAAACGCTGCCAGTGCGGGATCGCAAATCTCATCAACCAGCGTGGTGGCAACTGTGCGTTTGTACTGATCGGGCATCGGCAGACGATGGCGCAGGATATAATCAGCAATACGCAGCGCATCGCTAATCAATCCAGCATCAACAGACCAGATCATGACAGTGGTCAGCACCTCATCAGCCTGGCCGCTATCTGACGCCAATACGCCATTAACCCAGCCCTGATAGTTGGACAGCAGTTCGCGCTTCAGCTCGGCTTTTGTCGCGGCAGATTGCACCTGGCTTAGTTGAGATTTATCCATCCTCAGCCGATGTAATTGCTGTTCGTAGGCGGTGCGCTCAACATCACCGCCGTTTAATTTGCCGTGGCGCTGAGCCATGACAGTTTGAAAATGTCGCTGCGCAGGTGTCAGCATGATGCCCCCTTGACGCAGGCCGCGTGTTATCCGGCCTGCTTGCCGTTAAAATTAGCCTTGCGCCGGTGCTGCCGCAGCAAACGTAATGCCTTCAATCAGGCATCCGGTGCCATAATCTTCAATGACATAGGCGTCATTGGATGACTCATAGGTCGCAATACGATTGCGCTCAGGTTCATCACGCACGGCACGGCGCTGCTTATCTTCCTGCCAGTAGATCGACAGATTGCTAAACGGGGTCACGAACATGCTGCCATCAGGGAAAGACGGTGCAATGAATGTTGGCAGATTGCCGATAGCCTTACGCGATACCAGCAACTGACCGGCCAACGCTTCAGAGTTAGGATTGTTTGTATTGATGGCGTTAATCAGCGGGTATTCTTTGCTGACCATGATCTGACGGCCACAAACGACCACTAAATCTTGTGATGACTTAAACCACTCATCCAGCAGTGAGTTAACGGCGTCATAGATCACGGCGTCGAGGTTGCCGTAATCCCCCTTCGCGATGACTTTATTTTCATCATCACGACTGGTGACAGTGATGTTTTTCATCACGCGCTGGGCTGCATGGAGGCGATATTTCTCCAGCCAGCCGATATTCACATCCTGCAACAGCGGGTTAGTTGCCAGATCAGATTTAGCGGCACGCGACGTACCGTTAAAGCCAATCATGATGCGATCAAGTGCTTTACGTTTGATGATCTGATTGCTAATGCGCTGCTGAAAGTCGGGGAACTTGGCCCACATATCCAACTGCGGATAGCTGATAAACGTATCCGTATTGGTTTGCTCACAGCGGAATTTATCATCATCCATCGTGTGAACAGATTTCGGCTCACGTCGATCGGTGCTCGATGTGTTCGAACTGGAAATAGGGCCGCTGATACCTAACCCCAGCTTTTGCCCTTCCTGATCGGATACACCGGTGATGTTGATTTTTTGCAACAGCTCGCTGGATTGCTGAACTTTATCTTCCAGCTTTTGCTGGATTGACGGCGCAACACTGAACTGTTTTGTAACGTGATCGGGTTGGACGCCGTTAAGCTCGGCCTGGCGGTTAATGTAAGCGTCGTACAAAACGCGGGTTTCATTCTTCATGTTAGGTTCCTGCGATGTTCGGTTTAAATGGGGATTAGCAGTCAGCTAACACGACATTGGATTGCTGATTGCCGCCGGAGGCAGGCGGACGCTGGCTAAAGTTGCCATCCTGTCCGGCAAGCTGCTCTTTCAGCTCGGTTAATGACTGACTCAGCGTTTCCACGTCGCCTTTCAGCTCTGTGTTTTGTTTTTGCAACGCACTGAATGTTTCGGTTTTATCCAGCAAATCACGCTGACTTTGAGCGATAAGCTCAACGGCCTGTTTCAGCTCGCCATTTTCTTTACTGAATCGCTGCTGACTGCCGGTTAGCAGCTCGGTGATACGGGAAAAGAAGTTTTTGCCAGCGTCGCCGGCTGGCGCGTCGTTTTCAAATTCCAGCGTAATCGGCGTATCAGCGGCCGTGAAGAAACATTCAGGGCTGGTTTTTCGCCCGTCCAACGGGCCCTTTCCGCCGCACTTGGCGTTAAATTCCAGAATGCCGACGCCCAGACTAGCGGGATAGTCCGTCATTCCCAGCCCCATCAAATACGCTTCGCCGGTGTCAGCAAAAGAGGGATGGATCTCAATGCTGGGGTAAATTTTCTGGCGTTTTGTGTTCAATGCCACCAGATCATCTGTCGCATCAATCTTGATTTGTAGCGCCAGCTTGCCTTTGAGCGGCCCGTCCTGAATCTCAAACTCGCTAACCTCTTCCACGTCGCCATATGCGCGAAAATCGCTGGTTGGCGAGTAACCGCGAATGTGTTCAAGGTTCACGCGAGCGCCGCGCACCTGTTTGTTGAAGTTTTTTGCCATTTGCGAAATATGCACACGCTCAAGTGTGCGGCCGTCGCAAGTCGCGCCCTCAACAGCGGCAAAAAACGGTTTTGAAATCGGCATGGTAATGCTCCGGTGATAACAGGGTGTCTGTCTGATACCCCTATCATCGCCACGCTTCACCGCAGGCGCTATCGGTGCAGGTTGTTGCGGAACCACGACAACGGGAGCCGATATTTTGCCGCGCGCGGGCGCGATAGCCTGTATGCATGAATCTACTTCCCGATATCCGCACAGAAGCCAAAAGCCTTTACTGGCAGGCCTATAGCATCCCTCAAATCGCTCAGCGGCTGGGGGTGAGCAACAACACGCTCTATTCATGGCGACGTCGGGATAAGTGGGATGACAGCACGCCAATCCAGCGGGCGCAGGAGCGTACAGAGGTACGCTATTTACGGCTGATAGAGAAAGACGACCTCACGCCGCATGACTTTAAAACCATCGACCTGTTAGGCCGTCAGATGGCGCGTTTCTCACGCGATGAACGAAAGGACCAGGAAAAGGAGACACGGAAGAAAGCGCCGAAGAACCATTTTACGGACGAACAGATCGCAGAGTTGCGCGCCCTGGTACTTGAATCACTCTACGAACACCAAAAGCGCTGGTACAAAAAACGCAAGCAGCGTAACCGCGCGATACTGAAAAGCCGCCAGATAGGCGCTAGCTGGTATTTTGCTCGTGAGGCGCTGTTAGATGCGCTGGAAACCGGCACTAACCAAATCTTTCTGTCGGCCAGCAGGGCGCAGGCGTACCAGTTCAAGCGGTTTATTCAACTGCTGGCGTCCAGCATTGGCGTGGAGCTGAAAGGCGGTGACGCGATTGTGCTGTCGAACGGCGCAACGCTGTACTTCCTCGGTACGTCAGCGGCAACCGCACAGAGTTACACCGGCAATCTGTACTTTGATGAATTCTTTTGGGTTAGCAACTTTCTTAACCTGCGTAAAGTCGCGGCGGGGATGGCGACGCAAAAGGGGTTACGCCGCACGTACTTTTCCACGCCATCCAGTGAAGAACATGAAGCCTACACGTTCTGGACAGGGGATTTCTTTAACAAAAGCCGCCCTAAAGCGGAACGGGTAGAAATCGACGTTACCCATAAGGTACTGAAGAAAGGGCTGCTGTGCGGGGACAATATCTGGCGGCAGATCGTCACCATTCATGACACGTTAGAACAAGGTTTTGACCTGGTTGATCTGGATGAAATTAAGTCTGAAAACAGCCCTGACGATTTTGAAAACCTCTATGCGTGCCGCTTTGTCAGCGTCGGTGAGCGTGCCTTTGACTATACCGCGCTGATTAACTGCGGTGTGGATGGTTACAACGATCATGTTTGGCCGGACTGGCGACCCTACACGCAGCGGCCATTAGGTAACCGCCCCGTCTGGATTGGCTACGATCCGAGTGGCGACAGCGGCACGGGTGACAGTGCCGGTCTATCCATCGTGTCCCCGCCCGCTGTTCCTGGCGGCAAGTTCCGCGTGATCGAGATACGACAGTTACGCGGCATGACCTTTGAAAAACAGGCCGAAGTCATTAAAGAACTGACCCACCAATACAACGTGCAGTTTATCGGCATTGATAGCACCGGCAACGGCAGCGCCGTGCATCAGCTTGTCGTTAAATTTTTCCCCGCCGCTGTGAAATATCAATACTCGCCCAGCGTGAAACGTGAACTGGTACTGAAAGCCCAAATGCTGATCCGCGCGGGGCGCTTTGAGTACGACGCGGGAATGATGGAGCTGGCGCGGTCTTTCATGACGGTACGGAAATTTGTTACGCAGGGTGGCATGACGTCGTATGCATCAGACAGAACAAAAGGCAGCAGCCACGGTGACATTGCCTGGGCAACCATGCACGCGTTACACAATGAACCAATCGGCAGCGAGTCGGGCGGTAATGATGGATTTATTCAGGAGTTCTAACCATGTCTCGTAAGAAGCAACACTCGCGCACGGCCAATCTACGCGCCCCAGCCGCACAGGCACCCGTAACAGGGGAATTGATCCAACAGCCGATTGAGTCACTACAGTCTTTCTCGTTTGGCGACGCACAGCCCATCATGGACAGACGCGACCTGTTGGACTGCATGGAGTGCGCCAGAAATGGCCGCTGGTATGAGCCACCGATCAGCACCTACGGTCTGGCACGAATGTTTGACGTTGCCGTGCATCATCAGTCACCGATACTGTTCAAACGGAATGTCATCATGTCCTGCTACGAGCCGCACCCGCTGTTATCGCGGCAGGATGCCAGCGCCTTTGTTCTCGACTGGTTGGTATTCGGTAATGCCTATCTGGAACTGAGAAGGAACCGCATCGGCCAACCGCTGAAGCTAAAGCACACCCACGCAAAGTACACCCGACGCGGGGAGGATCTGGATCAGTACTGGTTTGTGACGTACTACGCCAACGATCACGAATTCGAGCCAGGCAGCGTGTTCCACGTTAAAAGCCCCAGCATTCACCAAGAGATATACGGCACACCGGAATATATGGCGGTAATCCAATCAGCGATGCTGAACGGTGAAGCCACGTTGTTCCGGCGTAATTACTACATCAACGGTAGCCATGCAGGGGTGATCGTCTACCTCACCGACCCCATCACCAACAATGCTGACGTCGAACAACTGAAGAAGTCACTGAAAGATGCACGCGGTGGCGGGGCATTTAAGAACCTGTTTGTTTACGCGGCAGGCGGTAAGAAAGATGGCCTGCAAATCCTGCCGTTCAGCCAGATTGCGGCCAAAGATGAGTTTACTGGTATCAAGGATGCTACCCGTGACGACATGTTAGCCGCGCACCGTGTACCGCCCAACTTAATGGGGATCATGCCTAACAATGCAGGGGGATTTGGTGACGTGGAGAAGGCCGCGAAGGTGTTCGCCATCAACGAACTTATGCCAATTATGGAAAGCCTGAAAGAGCTTAACGACTGGCTGGGGATCGAGGTACTTCGGTTCAAGCCCTATGCACTGGCCGAAGGTGCAATGTAACCGCGAAAGTCATTCAAAACCATTCACCTAGCTACTAAACATCAAACCGGACAGCCGCAAGGTTGCCCGGTTTTTTCATGTCTGCGTAAAAGCGCCTGAATGCCATTTTGAGCACCGCAACAACAGAATGATGCAGCGATTGACCGAGATCGAAACGGCGCAATAGCGACGTGATGAGGATGCAGCAGCATATGAACCTACATACCCCTCATATCCCCCTCAGCGCGCGAGGGTTCCCCCGCCACGCCCGCACACGAAAATAGTGCGTTTTTATGCAGTTGTGCAGTAGGGGCAAACCCGCGCCAGATCTGGCGCGGTAGGGGGTTAATAGCATCAAAAAAATTGTGCATTAGTGTGCATTAATGTGCAGTTTTTTTCAAAAAAAATGCCTGCGAAAAAGCAGGCATTTTTTAGATTTAACAAGTACATAAATCAATATTGTCGATTTACAACACTTGTCTGAATTTGGCTATTTTGCTGCCCTATAACTGGCTGAAAGCCAGTCTTGGTAGTCGAAGTATTAGGCATTATACTTTGGGGTGCGGATGTACTAATAGATTGATTGTACACCAGAAAGTTTGCAGTTGCGGTGCGATTATTGGTCATATTTATTCCATCCTTCATTGAATATTGCATTGTTAACAGAGAATTGCTGAACACCATTAGCTTCATAACTAATTCGATTAAGCTGCCCTGTAGTTCTATATTGGTAAGAAAATGTATCCGGCGCTTCAACCAAACATCTCACTGCTTCGTAGTTTGCTTGATTGTTAGCGCCTAAAATTGCATTAACATCAAATGGTTGTCCTAATTTTAGTTCTGCTTTGATGTCATCATAAATCGCTTTAATTAGCTCATAGAGCTCTTGATTCGGCTTTTCAACATTTAACCCAAGGTCGTTGATAGCTTCAGTCCTATTTATAGTGTAGTCGTGGCTTCCTGATTCGCTGCATAAAAAGCTGACGATTGCATCGGCACTATTGGTATCGCTAATTTGATGAGCGAGTAGTTTCTTCGCAAGCATCTGAATTTGTGACTTAGCTCTATAAACGCGTCCAAGCACTAGAGGATGAACTTTATCACTGAGAGAATGAAGAATTTGTGCCAGACCTACACCATCTGAAATTTCAAATTCTTCTTTAGCTACAGCAATGTACCCTTTAATTTCTTCAACGCTAACTGCCCATTGAGAAAGCTGACCATTTATGACTACCTGGGGATTTAAAGGCCCATTAACGCTAGGGTCAATTGGTCCTAAAGTTGCCTGTTTTGTCATAACAATTTTGTTTGCACCCAACGACATCAGTGTACCTGCACTCAGGCACTTGGCTGGAATTATGACTTCCAATTCTTTACAGAACTGACGGAGCAAGTTGATAATGCTCCATGCAGCCAAAGTATCTCCACCGTTTGTATAGATGAACAAACTGATTTTTTGTGTGTCCCCGATCACATCAAGTTGATTGGCAAACAGGTCAAAAACCTCTGAAGAAATCTGAGTACCTAAGCCAGGTCGATCACCTGTAACGAAAGTGATTACTTTTGAAGCACGTTTTTCTTCAAGTTTTTTATATAGCTCTTTACGCTGTGCAAACATAATGATTCTCAAGTAACCGAATGCGACCAATCAGGTACGCTAACGGCGATTTTCCCTGAACTTCATCGATATGTGTTGTTCTATGACAACATCATCATTGAGTAATTAATCTACAACATAAGTTCCATTTCTATCGGCAAAAAAAGAGCTAACTTCAGCACTATTTTTAACCAAAAAAGCCGTAGATGCTCATTAGATGAGCTAATGCGATGAATCGCGCGCGGATTTTATATATTTACACCGAAAATATATAGTGTTTATTTATCAGGGTGGATAGATAAACAGGTTAATAAACATCTGATGTCAAGTTCATACCTAATCTCATGACCTATACGCTATCCATGTATCTTCCTATTAATATAATTACCTGTATTTTAAATAAAATTAATAAATACATGCATTGAGTTCACTTAATCGTGACGAAGTGGTGAGATGCTGCTATCCAAGGATATAACCGCCTGCAACCCTATGAAAAAAGATGTCATTCGTAAATGGTAGTCTTACAGTTACTCTTTTTAAGAGTAATCCGTCAACATTCAAGGGATAGGATGAATGACTGTATATTAGTCATTGCTTAACTTTATTACATATTAATCAATATGTTATGCATGCTGAACGAGACTACAGCAGAGATACAATTATCTAAGCCACACTCTAATTGCTATCTTGTTGATCTTTGCAATTCGGCGCAGCAATCCCGCCGCTCTATCCTGATATTCCGCGTCTTTTTGCTTTTTCGTCTGTGCTCGATACAGATAGCCGTCAGCGCTGGCAATGTAGGAATAACCCGCGAGCGTGATCGCATTACCCGTTTCCAGCCGCCGCACTTCACCGGCGCTGATATCCCAGCCAAGCGAACGGGCGAAATCTGCAACTCTGGCGCGCCAGTCGTCCGACCGCTTACTAACAGTCTGTTTTTCAGTCGTTTCATGGGGCTTAGTTGTGGACGAGTGTTCGCTATGTCGCCGATCCGGCGGCTGTGATCGAAGTCGATTGAGCAATCCACGCCGTTCCGCGTCGGTCATGTGCTCAAAGTCGATGTTTTCTGGTTCTGACGTACTGCCAATCTCTCTATCGGCGGGTTCGGAAATGCTTACTTTTTCGTCGCCCGTAGAGTTATTGACAGAACTCCAAGCGTCGCCGGTTGGCGACGTAACAGCCAAACCACGCCCTGCGCTATCATTAGCGCCTGCGTCTGCTGCCTGTTTTTTGCGGATTTTCCACTTAACGAGACGGGTACAGATACGCGATAGCTCACCCAAACGTGGTGAGAAAACTCCAAAGATTTTTTCCGGTGTTTCGCCGTAGTCGTTTTGCTCGTCGGCTTCCTCATACGCGATGCGCACGGTGTATAACTCGCGCGGGATCAGTACGCCGCCTTGCTTTTCTATGTAAGTAGCGAAACAGCCTGCGTCCGCAGAGGCCAGCACGGCATCCATTGCCGGATCGCCAAGCTGTGCGGCACCGCGCTTGAATGTTCCAGCTTCTTTCTGCACTGCGGTAAGTTGATTTGCCAGCTTGCGCAGTTCGCGCCAGACAGTGACCGGCGGCAGGCCGAACGGCTGAAACTGCCGGATGTTATGTTGAGACGCCCAGGCCATCGCAAACTTTGCGGTTTCGCGCAGAGGCTTTCCGGTTTCACCGTCCAATTCTCCATCCAGCGCGTAGCCATCAATGTTTTTGCTGATATATTTCGCCACATAGGCAGTGGCGCTACCTTTCTTCGGATCAAGACGCTTCGCTTTAAAGCGCGCGCCGGTATTACGTCCCAGCTCGGCGCGGTCTACAGCAATGAAGTATTCACGCAAAATTTCAGTGATTTCTTTCCTGTCTTCCGGCGGCATAAACAGCAACACATGCCAGTGCGGCGTAGCGTCGTGGTGCGGCTCTGCGACGCGAAAGCCATACGGGCGCAGGCCGCGTCGGTTAAGTTTCGACATGGCCTTAGCCCACGTCTTACATAAATAGCGCTGCCCCTGACAAGGGGATGACGTATCCCATTTGGGATTTTGGTGGCCGTTCTGAATGGTGGCGTGATAGCGTGACGGGCAGGTGATGGTAAGAAAAATGCCCTCGTCGTTGCGCGATATGGCAACCATCTCAACGCCTGCCATGCGCGTCATTAGTTCGTGGCGGCGAATAACCGGATTGCTGACGCTGGCGTACACCATGTTTTCCAGAGACGCGACGTTACCGTCTTCATCAACCAACTCATGCGCTTTAAAGAATTCGCGGTTTTTACGGCGCTGTTCCTGCCACTGGTTCAAGGCATCAATGCTGACGTAAGGCATGCGCTTCTTGTGGATCACGCCGATGGCGCGGAACTGGTTTTCACGCCATTCACAACGCAAACGCCATAACTTACGCCCCCACCAATCAGCATTGGTGATACGCAGAATGGCGGAATAAATGCGGTTTCGTGACTCGTTATCGCCGATGACCACGCCCCAACACGGCGGCGTAACCCGTAGCGCCAGCATTTCACGCCCCAGATGCCAGAAAAGCGCCTGGATCTCGTCATTGTTCATAGCGGCGGGCAATGTGTTGCCGCATTCGGTTTCAAACATTTCCGCGATGCTGGCTGAAATAACATGACCGGCGTTAATCGCCTCATGTTTCGTGAACTCGGCCAAATGCTGCCAGCGTGCGCGGTAGTAGCTTGCAAGCTCTGACGTAAAACCATCACGCACACCTTGCTTGGCGCGCACAGCATCAAGACGCAGCAGGGCTTTTTTCACGGTTCCCATGAAAAAGGCACTGACGTGTCGCGGCTCGCGGTTGGTGCGTAGCCATTCTATTTTTTGCCTGTAGGTATCGCGGATAAAAAACGGCTGTTCAAGCAAGCGGCATTCGACACCTTCCGGTGTTTCCATCCAGTTCTGCAATGTTGCTTGATGCTCATCCCGCTCAGCTTCAGCGAACTGGCGGCGCATCTTCAGTAACGTTGCGTTAGGCTCGAAATAGTCCAGCCGCGCGACGGCCTGATCAAAATCCAGATCGGAGAAAGCAGTACGCGATACAAGCCGTTTAAGATGATTGTCTACGGCTGGATGCGGCGTGGTGGTATTTGTGGCAGAAGGGAGAAATGAGTCAGCGATCCCCTGTGGTATGGAGATCGCTGGACGTGGTGCATTCCACGGATAAGCCCACTGTTCAGGCACTCAGAACGCCTCCCTATCGAACTCACCGGAAGCAGCCATTTCCTGATACGTCGCATCGCCCATGCATGGGCCACAATCAGGGCAGCAACCGCCGCCCGCACGCCCGCAGCCGTCACAGGTTTTCAGCACGCCGATCACTTCTTTTGCGGCACCACGCGTGATGCCGTTTGCGCTGATAGATCGCTGAACCGCGATTTCATGGAATTGATAGTGTTGGTAAATCTCGCGCGTAGCGGAAGTGTCGCTATTTGAGATAACAACCGGTGCGCCCGTTTCACGGTTAACGTGTAATAACTCATCAGCTAATTCTCTGTGCTGGTCAGGCGTAAATGCCGATGTGTGATACTGCGTGAAATTAGCTGTGTCGCTAACCGGTAAATAGGGAGGATCACAATAAGTTACGGTGTCTGGCTTAGCATATACATGTAGGGTTTCTTTGAAGTCGGCACAAACAAAGATAGCGCCGGTATCATTGGCTTTTTCCGCAAACTGTCTAATTTCTTGCTCTGGGAAATAGGGGGCGCGATATTTACCGAATGGGATATTAAAATCGCCTTTACGGTTATATCTACACATGCCGTTATAACCATGACGATTTAAGTATAAAAATATTGCAGCACTAGGAAAACCGACCCTTTCCTCACGTTCATTGAAGGCTTTACGGATACTGAGATAATCAGATTTAGAGTTAGAGTGGCAAAAAAGCCCCAGAGAAAAACGAATCAGATCTTCAGTTTCATTTTTTGCAGACTGATATAGATTAATCAAGTCGGCATTAATATCGGCCAGAACATAGTGGGAATAATCAGTATTCAGGAACACCGACGCACCGCCAACGAACGGCTCTATGAGACAATCGCCTTTCGGCAGAAGCGGGAGCAAATCAGGCAAGACGCGGGATTTCCCGCCTGGCCATTTGATGAACGGGCGGATCATAATTCACCGCCGTTATTCTGTGCCAACCGAGACATAACGGCAGAAACCAACGCCGCCTGGTTGATAGCATCATGTAGGGCATTGTGCCGCGTGCCAGTGAATGGCCGAACATCAACCAACAGCGAATAGCCAATTTCTTTCATCGTTCTGACGTCAAGCTCATTCCAGTAATTCCACGGAACGTCAATATCCGTTCGCTCAAACGCTGTTTTCAGGATGGTGCAATCAAACGACGGGCTATTCGCCCACACATGCAATGTTTCTAGGCTTTCAGCGTGATCTGTCAGCCAGTCGCTAAATGCGCTGAGTGCGCCCCAAATCGGGGTAGCATCATCACTAATTAATTCGGCACGGGCGTCTGATGACTGACGCAACCACCACTTGATTGTGTCGCCGTCTGGTACAGCACCATTGAGCATGTCGTTTTCAAAATCGACACGGCAATAGAACTTTTCGCCCAGTTCGCCGGTTTGGGGGTTGAAGAACACCGCACCGATGGATCTGATTGGGGCATTAGCCTTTTTCCCCAGCGCTTCAATATCAATCATGACGTTGTTCATGCAATGATCTCCTGTGCTGAGTGCTCGAAGCGTTCTGCCTCTTTGCGCAGCAGCTCGATAACCTCTGCGGCGGAAAACTCTTTTTGCTGCGCGTGGATAGACAGCGCGGCCAGACGCAAGGAAAACCCTAAATGCTGGTCTTTTCTTTCTTCCTGGCGTGCCTTGTTCAGCAACTCAACAAGCGCGTTATCACTCGCAACTTGCATTTGTTTAACTTCTGCATTTCTCATCGTGATTTCCTTTTTTCAGGTAATAGAAAGCCCGGCGGGTTTACGCCTTTAAAAACGGGAGTTATTAAAGTTAAAGAGTTAAATGTTTGGGGAATAAACTCACAACTGCTTTAAGTTTATTCATCGCCTTAATCAGCTTTGCTTTTTCTTCAGTTGTCAGTTCATTAAATCTCAGGTTATGCCGTTCCTTATTAATATCTGCTAATTCAAATATCGCTGATAGCACGCGCATATTATCTGAATGCGTTGATTTCCTATCCTTACGGTTTCCGTCATAAAATCTTTCATCGCGCAGATCATCAATAAATCGGCACATTTCTTTTTCACTGTTTGTGTGGAAGTGTTTCCCTCTCAGCATTGCTATGTGATTAAGCCCGTCAGTTCTGGCCGCGATACTCAGCGGAACGGCGCGGGCGGCTTCGGTATTAGCCATGACGGTTACGCCGCAATACCCATCAGGCGGGCAAACCAGCGGCGTTTTTTAGGCGCTGGCATATAGGGCTTTTTGCTCCACGGCGCAAAATAAGCCTGGGCGGGAGTTGGCTGGAAACGCTTGCCGTTTGGTAATTCCAACCAACCTTTTTCTTGCTGCGGGGATGGTGATTTTTCCTTTAATAAACGCGCTGTGCTAATCATATTACCGCCTCTAAAATTTTCTTGGTTAAGTAAAAAATAAAAAGCGCAGATACTGCAACTACAGCTACTTTTAAAAAAACAATATATGTGTTTATTAAATCTCTGTGGAAAGGTAGTTCTTTATCCCTCCATCGTTTAGTTACAACCACACCTAGGAATAAACAAACAATGATTTCTGAAAGAATGAATATTAGATTGTCACGCATGAATACAACCTTTCATTTCGTGCAGTCCATTAATATAAGAAGTTGCTTGCCCTAATGCGTCAAATAACCCGAATGATTGATCGCCTTGTCTCACGCGATAACGCGTTATCGGGTTAGTTGCTGTTCTAGGGCAGCGAATAATAGAGAAGCCGCGATAAACACTGGTATGTTCACTGACTTTAATTAATGCATGATCAATACCTAAAGATACCAGCCGATTTTTTTTCATGATTAAATTTCACTATTGGTTATCGCATCACGAAGCATGGCGATTAAATTAACCTCGACTTTCTCCATTCGCGCTTTTTTGGGGCGAATGATTATTCGTCCATCAGAAACCATTCCTTCGCAAGTGCGTAGAGGAATACCTGTCATTTCTGAATATGTTTTCAATGAAACATATGGGGTAGGGACGGTGATATTAATGTTTAATGCCTTAGCCATTTCACCACCTGCTATCCTTGTGCGTTAAAAGATTCCAGTCCCCGCAGAAACACCAGACGGGCCATGCTTGAAAGTGAGCGGCTTTCTTGTGCTGCCAATGCCGCTAGCTTGTCGCGCTCATCGTCCGATAAGCGCATTGGGGTAGGGTTTTTGGACGCGATACCACGCGGCAAACGCGATCTCTGATCACTAATAGCTGCCATTGTTATTTCTCCTACTATTAAGGTTTATGTGCCGGAGTTTTTAGCCACGTCCGGCGCGTGGTTTTATGGTATTTTTATTAAGCCTCGGATAGTTCCAGCAAGAACGGAGGCTTAACAATCAACAACCACAAAGGAATATGTATATGTCTAATGAAGAAAAAGTTCTTTTCCTCTTCAACCAAACAACTAATTACTTCGCACTGACGAGCGGAACTTCTCCTGCTGACTTTATTGCATCAAAAACAATAGATCGTGATTTTGATAAAACTTATGCCTGGCTTGAGAAGAAGCTGGATGAAAAACTTTCATCGGTCAGACAATAAAAGATAAGTTTTCGTAAGTTCTAAAATTGCTTCTATATCACTGTCAGAGAATCCTTTACCGGAATCTCTGACAGTTTTCCGTACAAATTCCACAGTATCAGCGGCCATATGTAACATTTCATGGGCAGTTAGCCGCGTTCTTATTGACGGTTCAGCAGCGCTGAGTTGTCCACTCAGATCATGATTTTCTTGTGTCATAATGGTATGTTGTGATCCACTGTTAGCCTGTGGAAATCATTCTTGACCACATTTGTGTTCAAGTCAACATGAAAATGGAAAAATGACAACGATTGGGGTTCGTCTCAGAGAGGAACGAGAACGTTTAGGGCTGAATCAAGCCGATTTTGGGGCTTTAGTTGGGTGTTCTCGCAATACACAAGCATATTATGAGAGGGATGAGCGCTCACCTGACTCAAAATATTTGACTGCCCTTTTATCAAAAGGGATTGATGCGTGGTATGTGCTTACGGGCAACCAATTTCCAGATATCGGCAACGTGACCAATGATGAATTAGAGCTAATCAAAATCTATCGTGCTGCGCCACTGGCGATAAAAGCCGCTGCTTTAGCTGCATTGACGGCGGGTAGCTCTGCAACAGTAGGATCGATAAACGTAACGGGTAGCGGCCAGCGCGTAGCGGGCAGGGACTATCACGAAGGCAAGAAGTAGCGAAGCAGCAAGGATGTAATGGATGACCGTAGAGGCTCAAGGGGATAGTAATCGGGTCGCAGGACGTGATTATTACGAAAAAAATATCAATATTGCCGCCCCACAGACTAAAGAAGATTTGCGCCCGTTGGTTAGTGCACAGCGTTCCCAATTAAACCAACTGGTAAAAGATATTGCAGAAGCAGGGCGTGAAGAGGCTCGTTTTGTTTGGCGTCGCTTACATGCTGAACTCGGTGTGAATGGCATTGAAGAAATCACCATCAGCCAGTATTCCACGGCGCTAAGTTTCCTGAATGCGTTACATGATCGCAGTCGGGAAAAAGATGCTAATAAAAAATTAGTGTCCCAATTATTAAGAAGCACACAGCAGAACGAATTACGTGAACAGCTTACGCGCTTCTGTCACATCAATTTTGGTACAAGCCGGTTAATTGATTTAACTCGCCCCCAGCTTCAGCAAGCAATGAGATGGCTGGATGAACGGCAGGGCAGAACTACACCCAATGCATCACCCCCAAAAGCGCAGACGTGGCAAGATGCGGTAAATACCTTAAAAGCAGAACCTCGGATTTTTGGCGCAGTGCTTGCGGCGGGGATCGTACTGGGGATGCTGTTGGCGCATTGATATCAGTTTCTCTAAGAATATAAATTTAAATAAATTGGTAATCAAATTATGACTGATGAAAATAATATTGAAATCTTTAACTACAAACGCAATAAAGAAAAATTACTCATTAATCTTATCAACATTATCGAAGGGATTAATAGCGATGGAAAGATTGATGATAAAGAGGTGCTTTTTCTTGATGTATGGTTAAAAGAATCAGAACTGATTAATAAGAATTACTGTGTAAAAATGCTTTCACATAGAATCGCTGATATTTTGGCTGACGGGGTAATTGAACCCCATGAGTTAAAATTTTTGAAAGCTGATTTAATTAAAGTACAAAAAGATTTATCTGATTTGCCTGAGCTTGATTTGTACTCTGAAGAGGCTGATAAGCACTTGCTGGAAGGTTTATGCAAGGGAATGTTAGCCAATCATCAACTTAATGACTCAGAAGTGAAATACCTTAACTGGTGGTTAACCTCTAATGGCGTTCTTAAGGTCAATTACCCAGGCAAAGAGCTTTATGCATTGGTTAAGCGAATTCTTGATGATGGCATCATTACCCCTGAAGAACGGGAAGAGCTAAAACAGGCATTAATCGCTTTTACAGGTAGTGATATTGATAACGGGATTGTTGATGGATTATCAACTAGTTTACCAGTAGATGACATCGATAGCCTGAATCTCACTGGTGCAGTTGTGTGCCTAACGGGTGATTTCCTATATGGCAAAAGGGCGGTTTGTAAGGAAGCCATAGAGTTAGCTGGCGGAAAGGTCGTTGATAACATCACTCTGAAATTGGACTACCTGATTATTGGCACCTTAAGTTGTAAACATTGGCGTTATCAGGCTCATGGCAGAAAAATAGAGAAAGCGATCGATTATCGAGATAACAGAGGCGCTGCGTTAAAAATCCTTAGTGAAGAACAATGGCAGAGTTACTTAGGATAACGTCATGGCTGTAAACAAACTCCCATCCGGCAAATGGCTTTGCCAGTGTTTCCCCTATGGCCGTGATGGTAAACGTATTCGCAAACAGTTTGCCACACGTGGCGAGGCGCTTTCTTATGAGCGCCGCCTTATGGCCGATAAAAAAGGCATCGATACCACAACCAGTAATATCACTCTGAAAGATTTGGTTCAGCGCTGGTATGACATGCACGGTAAAACACTGTCCTCCGGTGATTCCCGCTACACGAAATTACTCGCCATCTGTGAACGTTTGGGTGATCCGTTTGCTATCGACGTTGATAAAAATATGTTTGCCGTGTACCGCGAACGACGGCTGAAAGGTGAATGGAATCCAAAGGGTAAAGCTGTTCTGAAAGAAGCGACGGTCAACCGTGAATACTCTTACCTGCGTGCTGTCTTCTCCGAACTGAAAAGGATGGGGGAGTGGGATAAAGAAAACCCATTGGATGGCATACGCCAATTCAAAGAAGGCGATCAGGAGTTGGCATTTCTCTATCCGGACGAAATAAAGCGTCTGCTGGCTGCGTGTGATGAATCAGATAATAAAGATTTGGGTATCATCGTTCGTCTGTGCCTAGCTACTGGAGCACGGTGGAGTGAAGCACAGGATTTAAAGCAATCTCAAATCCTGCCAAGCCGCGTCACGTTCACTAGGACGAAAGGCAACAAGAACAGAACGGTGCCAATTTCGGAAAAGATGCGCAGCCTGCTGCCTAAAAAACGCGGGGCGCTTTTCACCCCAGCTTATGAGTCTTTCAAGTACGCCATTAAACGGGCTGGCATTGAACTACCGAGCGGGCAGCTTACCCACGTTTTACGTCATTCATTCGCATCACATTTCATGATGAACGGGGGAAACATTCTGGTTCTGCAACAGATTTTAGGTCACAGCACTATCACCATGACGATGCGTTATGCCCACTTTGCGCCTGATCATCTGGATGCGGCTGTTACCCTAAATCCATTCGATTCATTAGAAATAGATAAGTAATCAGATCGCTGCCATTGTCAGATTTGATGGCAGCAAAAACGAGCGTAGCGCAATATTCCGTACAATTCCGTAATTGCAAGTCTTTGATATCATTTAACCTATTGTTTTATTTAATGTGGTGTAACTTTTTAAAATCCCTCGGCGTTCGCGCTGTGCGGGTTCAAGTCCCGCCCCGGGCACCATTGATAAATCAATAGACGTCAACCGACGTCTATTTTTTTGCCTAAAACCAACGGTTTTACTGGCTTTCCCTTCATTCCATACTCTCCCAACGTCAACGCAATTCAACCTACATCAACTTGCTTGTGAGTATACATCTGAGTATATATGTTGGTTCTATCTTGCTCTGTATACTCACCGTAAGCACCAATGAGGATATTGATAATGGCTCTGACCGATATCAAAGTGCGTTCGGCAAAACCAGAAGAAAAAGAGTATTCACTGACTGACGGTGATGGAATGTTTCTGCTGGTTCATCCCAATGGTTCCAAATACTGGCGGCTGCGTTTTCGTTTTGGTGGCAAGCAACATCTCATGGCATTAGGTGTTTATCCTGAAGTCTCTCTTTCTGAAGCGCGTCAGAAAAGAGATGAGGCCAGAAAACAGGTTGCTGCGGGGATCGATCCTCGCGAACATAAGAAAGCGGTAAAAGCGAAACAGGAAGAGGATGAAAAGACCTTCGAAGTTGTAGCTCGAGCCTGGCACGCCGACAACAAGAAGTGGTCGGAATCCCATGGCGAACGTATCCTGAAAAGCCTGAGCGACAATATTTTCCCCGCTATTGGCAGCACACATATCGCAGATTTGAAAACACGCGACTTGCTGACACCGATTAAAAGCGTCGAACGCTCTGGACGCTTAGAAGTGGCTAAACGCCTAAAACAACGCGTGACCGCCATCATGACCTATGCCGTACAAAATGGACTGATTGACTACAATCCGGCGCAGGATATGGCAGGGGCAATTATGCCAGGTAAAGTTGAACATCGCCCGGCATTAGAACTTGAACGTTTGCCTGAACTTCTTGACCGGATTGACGGTTACAAAGGTCGTGAATTTACCAAGTGGGTTATTAACCTCTCCCTACTGATTTTCATTCGTTCCAGCGAACTCCGTTTTGCCCGTTGGCCGGAAATCGACTTTGAACGAGCGTTGTGGACGATTCCCCCTGAACGTGAACCGATTCTAGGAGTGAAATTCTCCGAACGCGGTTCAAAAATGCACACACCACATCTTGTCCCACTAAGCCGTCAAGCACTGGAGATCCTTAAAAGGATCAGAGAAGTGAGCGGGCATTGTGAACTGGTATTCATTGGCGATCATTCGTCACGAAAACCTGTTAGTGAGGGGACGGTAAACAAAGCACTGCAAACGATGGGCTACGACACGAAAACGGAAGTATGTGGTCATGGTTTTCGTACTATGGCCTGTAGTTCGTTGATTGAGTCAGGGTTGTGGTCTAGGGATGCGGTGGAGCGGCAGATGAGCCATCAGGAACGTAACGGTGTTCGTGCTGCGTACATTCATAAGGCGGAGCACCTGGATGAACGTAGACTGATGCTGCAATGGTGGGCTGATTTTCTCGATGCGAATCGCGAGAGGGCGGTGAGTCCGTTTGATTTTGGGAAGATAAAGTACAGGGGCAGGGAAGTTTAA